CGATCTGATGGATGGACCGTTAGCCCAAGCTACGGCTGTCTTCTTTGCCACCCACTTTGTCGGGGCCTGTATTGTTTCGAGATCGTTTGCAAATCCTTTTAGCGTAATCTTGTTCATGGTCATTCTCCAATTTGTTAAACCAACCGGGGCGCATGCCTCCGGCCATAATTCCCATTAGCACGATTAATTGATGGGAGTAAAGCACAATAATTCAGGGGAATTGTTGCCAACAATAAAGGGCCCCACTTTTCAGCAAGGCCCTCGTTTGGTTTTCATTTGGTTTTAGTTAACTAGCCAGCCAGTAGATCAGTAGGCCCCAGACGGTAAAAAATCCGACTATCTCATAAAGTGGCCTCACCCGGCCCTCACTAGCTGCTCAGTACATCGAGCGCATATTTGCACATCGTACCGGATGCCCTGCATTTCGTAGGCTGTATAACCACCCGGCATTCTTACAGGCCGATCCGGTTTGTGTGGGCTGCCAATGCTTACCGATCTTTTCCGATACATCGAACCCTTTTCAATGGGCCCGCTGCATTCGTGGCATTTATATGCCCGGCGTGATTTAATCATTTTCATTTGGTCATTCTCCAATTTGGTTATCGGGGCAAAACACCCCGACCCAATTAATACCACCAAAGAAAACCAGTGTCTAATAAATGTTAATTCGTGGGAGTTATTAATTAAATTTAATACATTAATAGAATTGCGAATGCGTGGCGTGGGTGTGTATAACCATGTGCATATATGTGTATAGAATTAAAATCTATATGAGTAGCAGTTAATTCTTGACGCCTAAGTTAGGATCGTTATAAAAGTCTCATCTGGATACAAAGGACTGTAATGAAACTTTCAAGTAAACAAGCAGACGAATTAGGAAATGCATTGATTGATGCATCCCAGAAAATCAAAGAAAAGGGAACGCCACAAGAAGTATTACAACTAGATACTGGCGAAATGTTTTCAAGCGATAGTGTTAATCTAAAAGGATTGGATAGTGCATACACAAGGGTATGCGAAGTATATGATTAGCATAATAGTATTATCGCCTAAGTTATGAACCCGCTACGGCGGGTTTTTTCTTGTCTACACCATAAAAAAGACCCCGGCTTTGACCGGGGCCTAGTGAGGTGTTGGAGCAATCACCAACAGGGAATTTATAGCCATCAGGGGGGAGGAATGACTATACTTGGATGTATACCACTAGCTGTATTATAGCACAACTATTATTTTTACTTGACCTTTGCTAAGTGTTGTAAGTATGTTGTCTGGGCGTATAACTATGTGAGGATAGCATGAAGCGACACTATAAATACTTGTCTAAGCGCAAGAAAAAGCACGGTTACTCATGGGTGATTTCACCTTCGAGAGCCATCAAGAAAGCTCTGGGAGTGGGCTTTGAACAGTACAATACACATGAAGAGGCACGTAAAAGATCAATAGATCTTGAAGAAGCCTTTGATCAGTGGAAGCGTACCCAAAGACCTATCAAGAAGCTGCACATCGAGGACGATACTGTCGATGCACTGTTTAGTTTCTACACCAGTAGAGATGCATATAAGAAACTGTCAGATAATAGTAAGAAGACATACAAGTTCTTGTACACAACAGCATCTAGCATGCGTATTGGTCAGTCCAATGATTACTTTGGTCGTATGTTGGTTAAGAATGTAACTGCACAGGTTGCAGATGATCTTTATCTTATCATTAAGACCAACAAGAGCCTGCACCGAGCTAATGGTGTGGCTAAGATACTACGCCGTATCTGGTTTGTAGGTCGGCGTGGTCCTTTGGGCAATGATGCACCTAATCCATTCCAACAGATGGGTCTACAGAAGCTGTTACGCCGTAAGGTTATGTGGACAGAAGATGAAGTCCTACAGTTTGTCACTAAAGCAGATGAGCTAGGCTACAGTTCAGTGGGTACATTAGCATTACTCTGCTACGATCTATGCCAACGTCCGGGTGATATGCGTCAGTTACTCTGGTCTAACTTCGATGGTGATACATTTGACTTCACCCAAGAGAAAACTGCCACGGACATGGAACTAGAAATATCTCCCCGCCTAAGTAAACGGTTTGCAAATATGGTACGAGGCAAGGATGAAGACTGTATCATCAACTATGAGGCAACAGGTAGGCCTTATGACATGCGTATGTATGCCAAGGTGGCACAGCATGTCCGTACACAAGCCAAGTTAAACCCTGACCTACAGATTAGAGATCTTCGACGCAGTGGAGCCACAGAAATGGGGCAGTCTGGTGCTACAGAGGACGAGATAGCTGCGGTTACTGGGCACACATCAAGGCAGATGTTGGAAATATACGTCAACCCAACCCGGAAGACAGCAAGCCGGGGAATGCAGAAAAGGTGGCAGAATGCATGAAATAAATGAGGCTCGGGCAGAGTTTGAACGTGAGTTCCAAAAGATAACAGGGTGCAATGCAGTGCAAAGCTCCCAATTCACAGAAAGATTAATAGATTTGTTCAGCGTATTGCGAACTGAGATCAGAAAGGTTGACAGTGCAAGAATCAATCCCCCCGTCGATAATCCGTGAGTTAGACTTCTTAGGTGTACTGGTCCACATGCCACCCTACACTAAGCTAACACCTGACTTTGATCCTAATAAACCAAAATACGAACATCGGCAGATCGTGCTGGATGAAAATGGAGAACCACCCTTTTGATACAAGTAACATATAAAGACCATATGGGTTCAGATTTATCAGTTGTGAATGCAGCTCGTGTATCGTTTGGTAAGGAGAAGGAAGCTCTGGGCTACACTAAGATTGGTGAGGGTCCAAGCATTCCTTTAATCCATGACACAGATAAAAGCCTAATAAGATATCTAGCGAAGAACAAACATATGTCTCCCTTTGGTCATTCGTTTGTATCCTTTCATGTTAAAGCTCCTATGTTTGTGGCACGACAGTTGGTCAAACATAAGTTCCTGCGCTGGAATGAGATCAGCCGTAGGTATGTCGATGATGATCCTGAGTTCTATGTGCCTGATACTTGGCGGGGCCGTAGTGCTGATAAGAAACAAGGCAGTGACGGTGTTATTACGCTAGGCAAACTAGATCAATGTATAGTAGACGACTACCCTTACATGGCATTGACTGCATATAGAGCATTGTTAGATGCAAAAGTTGCTCCTGAGATGGCTCGTATGACGCTCCCAGCCTCAACCATGACTGAGTGGTACTGGTCAGGTAGTTTGGATGCTTTCTCTGATATGTGTAATCTTAGATGTAAGCCAGACACACAGGCGGAGACACGAGAGGTAGCTAATCAGATTGACCGTAAGATGATTGATCTGTTTCCTATATCTTGGGATGCACTGACGGATGAGGGAGATATATAACATGGAATACTTCAAGAAGATTGATATTGGCTTCGAGGCCAAGGGTGTGGCTGCGGGAGACGTAGACATTGTTAAGTATGGTATTAAGCGTGAGGGTAAGTTCGAGGGCATCGCATATAAGAACTGCATCATTAGTCATGAGATGACAGCCAGCCTGCTGAAGCAGATACCAATACCCATGAGGCATCAGTTTGTACCATTACATATGCATATCAACAGAGACATCATCCCGCATGTAGACAGTGGGGTTTGCACCGTGATCAATCTTTATATAAAGAGCGGCGGGTACACCACAGACTTCAATGTCCCGAAGGATGGAGCTAAGAAGCTCAAGCTAGATAATCAGACTGATGGGTATGCCTACAACTTTGAAGATGTGGATACTCTTACGTCTTTTGTTGCAGAAGATGGTGACGCCTATATACTAGACGTTACAAAGCTACACAGTGTTCACTCAGGTACTGAGAAGGATCGTATAGCTGTAGCACTATCTACAAAGTTAGACTTTGATTCTGTTTGTAAGATGTTTTCTGCTTGAAAAGACAACTTTTGACAACAAAACTAAATTTATCCCCTTTTGGGGGTATTTTTTTGAGTAATATCAATAAGTTGGTTGCGGGAGTAGGATTTGAACCTACGACCTTCAGGGTAGCAGGCTATCCAATGAAATCAATGACTTACAGAGTATGGGTAATAGTAGGCCGATAACTATCGTATAGTTAGGTGTTGACGGATTGAAAAATCACGATATAAGTGAGGGGCCGTTAGGGCCCGAACTATACCTATATAGGTAATAATAATGAATTACAGCAGAAGTGATCAAATAAGTATAATCAAGTCTATTACTCTTCGAGATGGAGATAGTAAGACATTAGACTGTCCATTCTGTTTAGGTCGTAAGAAGTTTACTATAAGTAAGGTTGATGGTCGTACAATATGGAACTGCTATAAAGCAAGCTGTACTGTTCGAGGTGCATATACTACCGGGCGATCATTAGCAGCTATTAAGAATAGAATGTCAGGTAATATAGCAAAGCCTGAACGTAAGACTAAACAAATACCATCTGTACTGTCTGGAATAGATAATCATGAAGGTGCTGTGTCTTATCTTAAATCAGTCAATTCATATGATGCATACAAGATGGGACTAATATCTATCTCATATGACCCTGCACATAATCGTGTCTTATATTTCACACAGGATAAGCAAGGGGCTGTAGGCAGAGCTCTTGATAACAGGAATCCTAAGTGGATGACTTATGGAAACACTGAGCATGGTGTTCAGGTTGGTAATACTAAGCATGCAGTAGTGGTTGAAGACACAGCTTCAGCATGCTCTGTAGTAAGAGTTCCCGGCCTAACTGGATATGCTTTACTGGGTACAAACTTGACCCACCCTATTAAATCAATCCTGCGACACTTTAGCTGTGTAACAATTATTCTTGACATGGATGCTAGTTCTAAGGCATTAAAGATAGCAAAGGCATTGCAAATGCATACAAATGTACAAGTAAGGCTGACAAAAAAAGACTTAAAATGGCTTGAGGTAGAGCAAATAACCAAGCTAATAGAAAACAAACGACTATAGGTTTTGTAGAAAGAGAGAAGATGCAACCAATAAGTGAATATACTTGGAGCCACATAAGAGGTAAATTCTTTGGAATGTATGTTACCAAAGCAGTTTATGCGAAATTGTATGACCTCAGAATATTTAACCGATCTGCCTACGCATATGACAAAGCAGCCACTTGGTCGAACCCACCCCTAGCCCCACCAATTACCCTATTTTATGTTGCAACAAGTGCTTACGCACATTAAATACAACCACATGCAGAATTATATGCATATAAAAAATAGGGACTACCATGAAGGCAAGAGGGATAATTTTAATAGATTTTGATTTCGACGGATTTAAAGAAGCTGCTGAGATGCAGGACATTTTAGAAAAAGCACGGGATCAAATAATTAAAGATAATAAATATGTTGTACATCATCAAACAGATCTTAAAGAACGACGTGGGGATCACGCACCAGATCTAAGAAAGATGAAATTTCGCAACAATTAGAAATACTTACATTGAATTAGAGGGCTCTACCATTAGGTGGGGCCTTTTTTTTGTTTGCTTATTCCCATTGTCGTGTATAGTAATCGGTCTATAAGGGGGAAAACCCAACATTAACTGAGGTGGAGAATGGACCAAGCAATACTCAAGAAACTATTATCGAACGAATTTTACAACGAGAACAGAGCTAAACTCAAACGAGCCCTGTTTGCAGAAGAAGGTGCAGACCTCTTCGATGTAATAGAACAAGCACACAGCAAATACGGGCATGACTTATCAATCAAAGAAGTGATGATCCTGTACAAGATACACAACCCTATATCGTCTGAAGCAGAGATTGGAGTTGTTACAGATGTTATAACGAGCATAAGTAATGCTCAAGATATATCAGACGGTGTAGCACAAGATGCTATCATTGATCTTTGGAAGCGAGAGAATGCCAGACAGATAGCTGATCTAGCAATCAGTGTTACTGAAGGTAATTTTGATGCAATGACTACCATCCGTAATCTTATGGATGAGACTATCGGTGGTTATGTACCTGATGACTTTGGTGACTTTACCACAGATGATTTAGATGAGCTGCTTGCAGAGACAGGCAACGGCAACAGATGGATGTTCAACATCCCAAGCCTAAGCAGGCATGTCTACGGCATTGGCCCGGGTGAGTTTGGTATTGTATTTGCCACACCTGAGACAGGTAAGAGTTCATTTGTTGTGAGTTGTTGTGCTGGCCCGGGTGGTTGGTGTGAACAAGGTGCTAAGATATTATTCTTGGGCAATGAAGAAACAACTCGGCGCACAAAGGTTCGAGCCTACCAAGCATGGTGTGGCATGAATGAGCAAGAGCTGCTGGATCGAAACGAAGAAGCCAAGCGTAAGTATTCAGCTATCAAAAGCAATATGCTTATGAAGGATGTGCAAGATTGGGATCTTAATCGCATCGAAGCATTTATTGATAAGGTAAAGCCAGACATTATTTGTTTGGATCAAGGCGATAAAATTCAGATTGGTGGTCAGTACAACGCAGGACATGAGCGTTTAAGAGAACTGTACAGACGACTAAGAGAGACAGCCAAGCGTTACGATGCAGCGGTAATCTCAGTCAGTCAGGCCAGTGCGGAAGCAGAGCACAAGACCAAACTATCCTACACCATGATGGAAGGATCAAAGATTGGTAAGGCTGCGGAGTCTGACTTGATCATAGGTATTGGAAGACACTCAGGTGAAACTGAAGGTGGTGAGCCTGACCCTACTAGGTTCCTAACAGTCAGTAAGAATAAGCTGTCTGGTTGGCATGGAACTATCCCTGTTGTTTTAGAGGCGGGGGTTAGTCGATATGTCCAATAAGTATGAAGGATGGTTGGTTCTCGATCTAGAAACCACAGTACAGAAGTTGGATGGTAAATGGGATAACTCACCTAAAAACCCTAATAACAAAATGGTATCGGCACACTATGCATTGATTACTGAGGATGGTGTTGGTGAAGTTACTAATGACTTCTATTACCACGACGAAAAAAAGCGGTCAGATGATCCACGCAAGCTGATGAAAGCTCTGAAGAAGGCCAAGGGTTGCATTGCACATAACCGCAAGTTCGATAGCTTCTGGCTAAGAGAGACAGGATTCAAGGAATACATGCCAGAGAATTGGTATTGTACTATGCAAGCTGAATACCTGTTGGCTAAAGGACAACGCACTGAGCTGTCACTCAAGGCAGTAGCAGAGCGTAGAGACGTTACCCGCAAGAAGAGTAATCTTGTTGATGAAATGTTTCGAAGTGGTACTGGGTTTGAGAGCATGCCCATCGATGTGGTACGAGAGTACGCAGAGGCTGACGTTGTTAGTTGTGGTGAGATATTCTTAAAACAACAGAAGGACTTTGATAAGCCTGAGAATGCACCACTGTTACCTGTTTTAAAACTAACTTCAGAGATGACAGACTTTCTATTAGAGATTGAAGGTAATGGATGTCAGATAGATATGGATGTCCTGAGTGAAGTTGAAGAGACATATAAGTCTGAACAAGCCAAGCTCATGTCTGATCTATCTCGTATTATTGAACAGGTGATGGGTGATACTCCTATTAACCTTAATAGTGGAATGGACATGACTAAGGTTATATATTCCCGTCAGGTTCTAGACAGAGAGAAACACA